GCATTTTATCAATATTAAAATAATCAATTATTTTTTGAATACAGTTAAGTTTAACTTCTTGCTTATTAGCGTGCATGTGGGCCATCACTTCAAACACGACACCAAAGTTAACTATAAACCCCTGTCGTAGACTCACAACATCTGTTAATAGCCTAAATTCTTCTAAATAATTTTTTAAATTATTATTTAATACTATATCTGTAGGTGTTTGAATTAGGTTTTTATTATTATTATATGACAGCGTAAAGAGATCTATTGTTGATGTTCCAATGTCTGTGTCATCCGTATTATCATCTGGTGATTCAGGTGGTGTGCCACTTGAAAAGTTTGATCTCTCACATATTACCTTTGCTATATTTCCAAACTTTGCTGGCATGGCTAAGGCTCTCGCCTCATAATCTTCCTTTGTAACACATCGGTTTTGAGTTGTAAAGTTTGCTCTAGCTTTGTGTCTAATCTCTTCAATAGTTTCTTGACTAGCTCCACCCGCTGCCGGAGCACTATTTGTAACAGATAAAGTTGGCGTTTGGTCATTAAGGTCTGTATAGCTTTTTATTGTACTTAAGTCTCCAGCAGTTACATTAGCTGTTATACCACCACCAACCCTGTAGTTTACGGTCAGTGTTGTTTGAGATGGTGTTTCCCCTAATGATGAGTAATCATCACCCGAAAGAGGATCTAGGGCATCAACTAACCCTTGAGGGTCGCCGGGTATAATAAACCCAACTTGTTCAGTCTGTAAAAAAGAAGATAAATAATCCTGCCCATTTCTTGCAATGCCGTTCCCAAAAATTATTGATGTTGTATTATCATCGTTTGTTTCAACAATAAACTTTTTACCTGTTTTCAAAAACTGCAAAGTATATGGTACTGGCATATTTAATGAATCATCACTGTTTATTATTGAATAAGCCTTTAATCTGCTTCCATCACTTTTGTAATGTGTTTCTTTTGGAATTTTATCTTGAGCTAGATAATCAACCTCATACCATCTGTTTCCATTTGAATCAAAAACGCTAACAATTTCAATTATGTTTGTTTCTGTGAGTTGGATATCTAAAAATTTTGTTGGTGCTCCCACACTAAATGTTTTGGTTTTAGTTTCTCCTGAAACTGCTGTTATTTGTCGAGATAGGTCATAGGCTGTTGCAAGACCCGTATCACTATCTGTTGCTGATTGTACTGGGACTGACGCACCAGTTCCGGAGCCACTTATTGTAAAATCAACAATATCTAGTGTTTCAAAAATTATATTACTATCAGTTGTAGATGTTACTTGCATACCTTTATCTATTACAGCTTGTTGAGAGTATTTTGGTATATTTTTATCACTAGTATCAGCATCCACTGTTTGTGTCACTGTTAGTGTAACAAAAGCAGGCACAATAGGTTTAGGCTTATACCCAAGCATTTTACTAATATTATTAATATTTCTTCTCTCTTGAGCAAGTGGTAGCATCATTTCTTTATATTGCTGGTCAATATAAAAAGATAAGACATCACCAACATAAGCGGACATCTCTATTAACATCATCCCTGGAGATGTTTCATTAAAGTCTTTATAAGATGAAGGAAAATAAGCCTTAGCATACTGTATTAGATTTCCTTTAATAGAGTCAAAATCCTTATTAATGTAATTCACATTTGTTTCTTTAAACTCTTTTTCATTATATGGCATTTTTTATTCTCCTCCTATTTCAACTTGTACAGACTCTAGTGTGTTGGGTGACTGTTTAATATTAAATAATATAAATATTGAAAGTTTGTTATTTTCGTCCATCTCACTAGTGGGTGTAAGTCGTAGTTCTTGTATTTCCACAAACGGAAGCCAATAATTTATAGTTGATACAATATGTTCTTGTATCTCGAATTTTAAATCCTCATTAAATTGCTCAAACGCATAGTTATGTAAATTTAAACCCAATGTTGGTTGAAAAAATCTTTCCCCTTGTTTAGTATATAAAAGCATTTTAATATTATGTTTAACTGCAGATATGGTATCAGTGGTTGATGCAAACATACCGTCCATCTCGTCTGAACCATGAAGTGGATACATCATTCCAATAAAAATATTTTCATCTCTATCATCTATATAAGGCTTAGTTACAGTGTCTGTTACCGTGTGTGATGGTGCCGGCACGTAGAGAGGTTTTTTAGCGTTTGGCATTTTATGTTATCTCCACCCCTACATCACTCAGTCTATCTTTATCCAACCTTACTGTTGTAAATGTATTATACTCTTCTACTGTATCACTCCCGACAGGGTGTTGTATACTCTTTCCTATATATGCATGCCCTAATGAAACAACATTAGAGCCATCTACTAATTCTTGTTTGGGTGCAACCGCTCCTATTACAGTGAGAGGCGCTATTGGAGATCCACCGGGGCCACCAACAGCTCCATTACTTACTACTTCAAGTCCTGCTCCTATTAGTTGTATTGAATCAATTTTTACAGCAGCTTTCATTTCAGTTATCGTAAACTCTTGTTTTGTTATCCAATCAACTATAGATTTCGTGAGATCTTTAGCTAACTCTGGTACGTTCCCTGGCTCTTCACTGTTACCTCCAGAAGACTTAATCAATGCATCTTCAACTTGCTGACTTAAGTTTAGTCTCTTTTTCGAATTAATTTGCACACCCATAAAATTACTTTCTCTTATTATCCATTTTTTTCATTAAAGATCTATAATCTTTTGTAAAAATACTTTTAACACTATCTGAAACTGTATCAGGTCGTATACCCATTGACGCAACCATAGCATCAGGGTTTATTTGACCGTTTTGCTCTGGTGTCAGTATTTCTCCATAAGAGCTCTTTAATATATCCCCCATGGTATCAGTGGTATATGTTCCATCTCCCATATCCCCCCACTCCTCATCGCTATTAGCGGTTTCATTCAATACTTCATTGAGAACTTTATTTTTAGAGTATTTAACATTTGATGGTTTTGGTTGAGCTACCTTAGGTTTAGAAGCTGTGGGTGCTTTAAGCTCCCGAATTACTTCTTTTATACTAAGCGCTACTTCCTCTCTAACTATCTCTCTTATTATACCCTTTAACTGTTTTTTTGTCATGTCTTACTCCTATAACTTAAAAATATTATCTATCTAACATATTCTTGATTTTCACCATCAACAAAACATGTTTTGCTTAGAATTGATGTTGTACCTTTTACTAATGCAGTTTTTATTTTACTGAGCTCATTTGTTAAATTTATAGTAGGGTGTCCAACTGGCGACCCTTTATATCCTAACGGCAGAGGTATGCCATTACAATACCCGTTTGCGAGCATTAAAATATCTACTAAATGCTCCAACACCGCTCTTAAATTTTCACCTTTTACAAGACCTTGTTCATCCCTTCCACTAATATCTTTATTAGCGTTTCTTCCTAAATAAATATTACCCCCTTCAAATATTATATCATTAGTTGCAGAGATTGTTAAACTATTACCTGCACCTATATGAACGTTCATTTTAGCAGACATAAAAATACTCTCTGTATTAGCATTTATAGTTATTCTCTCTGATGTTTGTAATATTTGATCCTTAGCTTCAGCTGTTTTTCCATAGTCATAAATTATTTGTGTCTCATGTGTGTTTGTTTCATTTATATCACCAACAAGTTGAGATATAAGTATTCCATTTTCAATAGTATCCGATGCAAGTATAAATGGTGCTATAGCTGGTGTATCAGGGTTTCCGTCAACAAGCTGTCTATCCTCTCTAAAATGTTGTCTTAGAGATCCTCTTGTAAACATTCCAATCAAGCTTCCACACTTTGTGTTGCCCATAATACCTTCATACGGCCAGGAGACTTTTCTATTATTAGATATCATTATAGAGGGATCTTTGTGCCTGCTTCCAATTCGAATAGCGTTTCCGTGTCTTCCCTCTAATACCATGTCTCCGTGTATATCTCGAAAATTTAGTTCATCGGGACCGTCCCCATATTGTTTATTACCGGGATTATCTAGGTCTTCATCATACCTTTTCTGTAAAAATGTACTAGTTGAATCTGTTTTAAAGTTTTTTGAAAGACCGATTTTATCTCTTCCAGATCTCTTTTTAGAACTCCTCCTGGGATTGTAAAGATAGTCAAAATTAAAATTAGGGTTTCCAGTAGTGTTTAACGGACCTAAGTAGTATTGTCTGTTCCCTATAGTACACAATAAAACAGGGTCTCCTGGAACTGGGCAATCAACTATTCCTCTCATTAAGGGATAGTATCTATTTCTCTCATCTAAATCACCTAAACCATTAGTGGATTCATCATAATGACATAGAGCTAATATACTATTGATTGCAGTTGGGTCTCCTTGAACAATGCCGGACTCATTGCTAGTACCGACGCTTCCCACAATACCGGGAGTAAATTGCATAAACACCTTTTGTGTTTTTTTTGCTCCAAATAGTGATGATATATCATGTATACCTGGAAGGTTTGTGATTATTGATCCCATTTATGTTTCCTTATACTCACTTACATTAGATGATAATTTATTAACCTTGTCGCTCTCTAATTGGAGTTCATTAGCAGTTTCTTTTAATGTAAGCATCAATTCTTCTTTTTCCTTTTCTGTTAACCCGAGACCATCTTCAGATTCACTACTTGTTGCTCTGGTTATTATTCTTTGCAACACACTTGCTAACTTTACTAGATGTTCATCATTTTTAACGGATACCTCGTATATTTCTTTTAATATTGGTGTTAAAATAACCGCATCATCGATAGAAGTAATAAACCCATGTACCTCTTGAATAAGTAGATCTAGTTGCTTCTTTTTATTATTAGAATTATCATAAATATCCTTTGTTAATTCTTGAAAAGTTTTTCCTTCAAATATTTGTAAATCTTTACTCATGTTCAGTATCCCTTGTAGGTTGGTGTTTGTCGTATATAAATATGTAAATTTATAAAAGGTAGTAAATATAAAAAAAGGCGATATTACTATCGCCTTTTGTTTAATCTTTTTTTTTATTTTTTAATTGAGTCTACCTGTTTTGCAAGTGCTACATGCCCCCTTTTTAGGGGCATATGTAAGCATTTCCTGTCTGAAGTCGCAAGCTTGTTTGTTAAAAAGACAATCTACAAGAGAGCGTTCATTTATATTGCCCTGTATATACCATTCATGCTCCTTAATGTCACTTCTCACGTTACAGCAAGGCATAACATTGCCGTTCCAGTCTATAAAGGTATCAACCATGGGCATTCCACATGGTCTAGTTCTCACCTCCCTTTTCAAAGAATCTAACGTACCGCCTCTATCTGTCCCGGAGATTTTAAAATCAATCGCGACTACATTAACTTCCATTTTACCTACTTGACTCACCCAGGTCATCTTATGTGTCTTATCTTCTACTGTTTTTAATTTTAACTCACATCTTCTATTTGTCTTCTCTAACACCTTTAATACTTCTTCTCTGGTATATTGTTTAGAGGGATCATCGCTTGTACCGTAAAGCATTATTTTTAGAGATTTTAATCCACTCTTTTCTGCGAGAAGAAGCTTGTCCTTGTTTAAGTAGTCACCATTGGTGTTGGCATGGAGATGAACCTTGGGTATTATTTTTTTGGCTTGTTCCATTCGCGTAAAAATTATATCATCTGCAAATGGCTCGTTATATCTAGAGTAAGATATTATCCCTCTGAAAGAGTGGTCTCTTAGCTCTTCAAGAAGATCAAGATAAGTCCTTTCGGGCATATAGTTATTGGTTGACATCCTGTCAACAAAAGAATTAG